AAGTGATGGCGCACCTTTAAGCAATGTTTGATAAATGCGATCCGTATGATTTGATCTCACTATATCTGTCGTGCCTAAATCATAAAGAATTTCTTGCCCTAATTTTCTTTCCTCATCAAGTGTTTCTGCAAACTCTAACTTGGTGTTTTTTGCCCAACGCGACTGACTGCCAAGATCCATTTCATCACCAACATTTAATACAAAATCAAACTTCTCACGCCTTGCCATTTTAATTAGGTTAGACACCGCTTTTGGATGGTGTAGTGGAATTTGCAGGTCAGGCGTTACGAGATACCTACGGTTAGCCTTAATCGTCATCCTCATCGTCAGTTGGATCTATTGATGGAATAATGCCACCATCGCCTACGACCCAATCAGGGAAAGTCTTATGCTCGGTCATTAACCAGAATGCGTGCTCTGGAGTAAATCCTGCTTTACGAGCTGCTTTATAACATTCGTGCAACGCAATGTAATGCGCATCAATCTTTGTTGGATCAGGAGTTTGGCGAACTACGCGACGATTGATCTTTTTGCGTTTGATAGGTTTTCGTGTGTTCGCCATAAAATAAATTATCGCTTAACTATTAGAGAATACAGATCATCAACACGCTGTTCTAATCTGCTTAATTGATCCTTCATGCTTGAGCCACCATTAGGCTTGAGTTCTTGCAAATAGGATTTAATAACCCAGCGCAGACCCACTAATAAACTTGTTGAAATGGCGCATACGCCAACGGCTATACCAACCCATTCGTTCGCTGTCATTTCGCATTAACGCCATAATCAGCTTCTTTGCCTGAACTTGGATCAATGGCTTTAGCAATAGGTGCAATTAAAGCACCGGCAAGAATTGCAAACTCAGGTCGGATATCAGCAACGATTGCCAATACGACTGTGATACCACTAGCTGCAACAGCTCTTAAATATGACTTAATTGCTGCTTTGTGTTTGTTAGTTAGTTTCATGACTTGCCTCCTAGTAGTGGGATATCAAAGAACGCTGAATTGTTGTCCTGATCTTTTTTGAAAGATACATGAATATGATGATTATGTTTATTAAAGCCTTTATATTTACGCCAGCGCCAACCAAGCAAAGATGATGCAATTTTTTCTTGATGAATTACATAACTGATACGCCCACTAGATTTCCCGTAGGATCTAATCTGATCTGCCAAATACGCTGAAAGCCCTTTGTCGTCAGAAAGCCTAGCGTCAATATCGATTGCTCTAACACAACCATTTGATAACCAGTCTGGGTTGTGGTCAGACTTTGTTGTGCTATGTCGAGTATCACCAATCCACCCATCAGATTGACGCATACGCTCTGGGAAGCAATCATCAGTTTGCTCTCTTAACTGAACAGCAGCTTTAGATAACCAAGCCTTCATTAGCCAAGTATCGTTTGTAGTTCATCAACAGTTAAACCGATGCGATCAAGAATGGCTTGGCGTGCTATTTCTTTTGCTGCAGTTTCAGCTTTTTGTGCTGCTGCTGCTTTCTCATCTATTTTATATTGATCGAATTCATCATCATTCATTTCTCTGTCAATAAATTCGCCATTGCCTGTGTAAATTCTTACTTGTGGTCTTTTCATTATTTCACTCCGTAAATTAAAGCACTACCGCTTGTAAAACCGCTACCATCACACAATAAAGTTATTGTTGTAATTGCACCAGTTTGATTGAAAATACCTCTGCCACCTCTGTAATTCCAATTGGTTGCTGTTGTCAAATCATTTGAAAACATTTGCCAATTAACCATTTTCCATGTTGTTGCATTTGCATAATCATAAATTGTTAATGCACTTAAACCTTGAGTTGATGTATCACTTCTAGCATCAAATCCAGCATCTAAAGAAGTAGCATTAAATGTTTGATTTGCAAGTGAATTTTGATTTAATCCAATTGTGGCATATCTAGTACCTGAATCGCCATTAAATCTCATTTTTGGAAGATTGCCAGCGTTAGCAGGTCTAAAATTTCTAATAATTAAATACAAATCTTTATATGTTCCAGCGATAGTTGAACTGGTAACGCTTGTACCAGTTAAAGATAAAGTTTCTAATAAAGTCATACCACCCGCAGCAATACTTGCCCACTCAGGAGCTGTCGCACCAGAATTAACAGTTAATACTTGACCAGCTGTGCCCAGTCCTAATCTTGTATTTACATTTGATGTTGATGAACGATATTCAATATCGCCAAGAGTTGTTGATGGGTTTAAATTTTTGACAGTTGTGTCAACTGATGATCCAAGCGTGCGAATAGCGGATGCGCCATCTTTCACTAGACCTGTGTCATCAGGTGTAGTCCAACTGTAATTAGTAGTGGTTGCCATATTGTCCTTTATCTCAGGCTACGATTGTAGCGTATTCCCATGTCAATGTTGGATCTATTGTCTGCCATGTTTCAACTATTGGAACAGTATTCCATCTCATTGAAAATTGGCTATATGCCACAGGCGACAAATTAATGGTCAGGAATAATTCATTAAACCTAGTGCTCCATGACCAGCCTTCAACATATCCTTCAAACTCACCGCCTGATATTTGAGCAGGTAAGTTTTGGATGTTGAGAGGTTGCCCCATGAATACGCCAAGCAGATTATCCCGATCACTATCATCAATCTCTGGATTTGTAATTGGGAAGGTAATGCTCTGGAATGCTGGTTGAGGGAATGCTCTTTGTGCAATATAACGATCTGCCACAGCTTGAGCATCCACAGCTGAGTGAAGCACCGATTGAATGCTTTCGGCTTTATAGCCATAAGTGGTAATTGAGGTTGCCGAGGTTGCAGTTTCTTGAGATCCAAAATTGTTGCCATAGTTTATGTAAATATCGTTTCTAATATCACCTGATCTAGTAATTGTGCTGAGTCCTTGACCTAAAGCATGGTTAGCATCAAGATCAACATACCCATTGGCTATTAAATAAGTTTGTCTGTGATCCGCATCTGCATACCCGATATTGCCTTCATTGTCCTCATATAAATATCCAAATGCTGAGTTTGCTATTAGTTGAGCAATGTTAAAAATGGTATCTGTTTCGGCTGCTCTGTTTTCCATTGTGTATAAGCCCGGCTGATCTATCTCACCAAGTCCTAGATTTAACGCATTAGCCCATGTTTCAGTTGCATCATATCCTGACCAAGTTGTAGCTGCTGGAACATCATTCCAAGAGCCAAGCAATACGCTGGACAATAAATCATAGATTTGGTTGCCATCTTCATCTTGAGCAATTGTGCCTGAATACAATTCTTTTGCTAATTTAACAAGTGATCCCATTGCAAGAACTGTGTATTGAATAACAGTTGCAATTGATCCAGTAGCACCAACGCTCACAGTTAAATCTGTAATATCCCCACCAAAAACATTTACATAAGTTCCTGCTGAATTTTTTACTTGCAGACTTAGACTGTCGTTAATGTCAAATGGCAAGGTTTGAGCATTTAATGCAACAAAGGTAATTTGCAAATAAGATGGATTTGGTTGCTGATAAATATCTGTTCGACCAGCCTGATGCTGAATGTCGCTTATGGCTATGTCGGTGTAATCAACACCTGCAACTGTGAGTTTCCAATCGGGTGACCAAGCAGTCATTATCTACCTACTGTTGTTCCGACTAACAATCCCTGTGATCTTGCTGCGCTTTGATTAAGCACGCTTGCCACAGCTCTTGCAGCACCTTCGCCATCAATAGCATTGACAGTTATATTTGTAACTCCACCGCCTGTTGTGTAACCGCCATTAGGTAATGATGACCGATTTGATTGCCCTAACATTGTGCCAGTCAATGATGGATTTGGAATATAACCAACATCAGCTCCGGGCTTAATTATGTTTACAAGTCTAATTGCTTGATTTGCAAACTCAACTAGTAAGCCAATTGCTTCTCTAACAAAGGTAATAAATCCAGAGATTATTCCAGCCACAACTCTGATTGCATTTCCAAAACTTGCAGCACCCTTTTGGCTTTCATTTAGAGCAGCATTTAGTCCTTCATCACCTGTAAGTCCTGCAATAAATGCGTTTAATGTTGGAACACCAACATCGTTTAAGAATGTAATAAACTTCTCAACCTGTGGCAATAATGCAGTTCCTAGACTTTCCTTCGCCTCATCAAATCCAACCTTTAAGCGATCAATCTTTCCTTGAAAGGTTTCTGCGTTTGCAGCTGCTGCCCCACCATAAAGATCTGATAATTTAGCCTGAACTTCTGTGAAAGATAATGTTGAAAGTTCAGCTTTAGATAATCCAAGTCCTAATCTACCAAGAGCAGTTGTGTTGCCATCCTGAGCACGACCAAGCGCGTTTGCAACTGTTTCTAATTCAATCCCTTTACCTTTTGAGATATCTAACGCAAGGCTTAATAATCTTTGTGCCTCACCAGTATCTTTTGTCGAAACCGCCAACCTCTGCATGGCTGGTCTAAGGCTGTCATCCGCCACACCAGTTGCTAAAGATGTCTTGAGAATAAAATCTTCTGTTGCCTTAATTTGACCTTCTGTTGCACCTGTGGCAGTCCTTAAAGCATTGGCTAACCTAAGTTGTGCAGCCTCATCCTCTATTGCAGCCTTGACCCCATCAACGGCTAATTTAGTGCCATAGGCAACTGCAGCAGCAGCAGCGACCGCAAATGCAGCAGCAGCCTTCTTTCCAAATGCTGAAATCTTTTCGCTGTTAGTTTCAACGGCATTGTCAGCTTGATTTAATTTATTCTTAAGATCATCAATATCCGCAAGGATCTTAAGTGATAGGGTTCTGGTATCTCTTGCCACTTATGCCCACTTATCTAAAATGCGATTGTATGCTGCTTCCCACTTGCTAATCAATTCAGGCTGAATTCTGCGAAGGGTTGGATAAATGAACCATCCACGAGATCCACGACCTTGCCTTCCTGAATAACTAGGGAACTGTTTAAATTTATTTGAACCAAACTCAACGCCACCCCACAGGCTCTGTGTAGTAGCACCACCTGAAAACTTTTGTCGTGCGAAACCGTATTTGAACTCACCAATTTTACTGGATTTTGAAATGCTAACGCCGTCTGCAACCCTCTGCGCAACTTTGCCTGATTTTGTTCGACCTCTAGCTGCTTGTTTAATTTCTTCCGCTGCATAAGTTGCCAGAGCAGCAGATTGAATTCTTGCTTCATCAGTCGCTTGCGCATCCATAACTTTGAAAGCCTTGAGAATATCGCGTATGTCATTGCGATTGTAAGCAATAGTTTCACTTGCCATACCTCGCCTCCAATACTTCGATCGCTGTTAAAATATCTTCTGCATCAACCCATTCGCTCATTGGTATCTTTGTGGCTATTGCCAACTCAACCAATAATCTGTTTAGGCTTCCTGCTGGATGACTTTTGGGTCTGCATCACCGACTATTACATCGGACACTGTTTCCA